GTCAGTAAATTGGGAGGGGCAAGAGATGCGTCACAAGCGTTTCCCGCTATGCCCTATGTGTAAGGCAAAAACCGGATCTTTAAAAACTAAAACCGTAGACCGTCCTAGTAAGGGCAGATGGTCTACCATGAAAATTGTTGAATGCGAAAACTGTAACTTCAGTTGGCAGAGCCGTACCAGTGCAAACGCTATTGAGGCGTTTCACTCTCTGGAGGCTCGGAAGGATAAGCAGACTGGTAGTAGCCAAGATTAGCTACTAGTCTCTGATCCGTAGGGTTTAGCTCTACGGCCTTAGTTCCATAAGTAAGAGCTTCTGAGAACAGCCCAATATTGTATGCGCCTAAAGCGGCTAAGTCCCATGGGGTGTGGTCCCAGGCAAATTCTTCACACATGTAATCTAGGGGCTTGGTCTCAATTGCTAAGGCTTCTACAGACCACTTATAGCAGTTAGTCCAGTCCTTCTTTTTATAGAATTCTTGCGCTAGAGCTACCTTAGGCTCTCGACGCGTTGGGTCTGTTTCTACTGCTTTCAGCAGATGCGTCTCCGCGTTATCTGGCTCACAGATTGATAGGTACCTCAAAGAAGCGGCCCTCTCTGGCTTCCAAACGGCCGTAGGAAGCTCTAGGTGGCGCTTAAATTCCTTAGCCGCCTCCTTGTATAGTCCGTAGAAATAAAGCTCTCTAGCGTAGTAGAAGGCGTTTCTGTCGCTATACGGGTTCTCTTGAGTCGCCATTTTAAGCATAGCCATATACTGCCCACGGGACTTAGTGGCATCCGCTAAATGGTGAATGCCGAATCCGACCCAACCCCGGATTTCTTGGTAGTCCCCGTATGTTCCAATAATCTCGTGAGCAGGCTGACGCCATATCGTTCCCCATCGAGAGTGCACACGATCCGCGCCGTACTGTAGACCAGGGGTGCCATCTTCTTTAAAGTTCCAGGTAAGAGTGCTTCTTAGAATAGCTGATTGGTTTGGCTCTACGAGCGCGAGAGTTTCAATATCTTTACGCCATCCTTCGGTAAGGACCTCATCCATATCAAGTGAGATGCAGTAGTCAATATCTGCGGGAATAGCTGCTAGAGCAGCGTTACGACTAGTGTCAAATCGGAAAGGTTTGATAAGAACGTTTACTACATTGATTCCAAGCTTCTTCGCAATCTTTACAGTTTTATCAGTAGATCCTGTATCTGCAATAAGGATGTAGTCTGCGTCTTTTACAGAGTTGTACCAACGCTCCACGTGCTTTTCTTCGTTAAGCGCAATTGTGTAAACTGCAACTTTCACGTTAGCCCTTCATAGATAAGACGCTTAGGTTCTCGCGTGCGTCATAGCTTCCACCAAAAACCATTGTAAGTAGTCCCGCGCGCGACTGAGCGCCAGCACGATCGCGGAACCAATCTGATCCCGGGTCTGTGGTCGGGCACTGGCACCATAGACGCTCGCCGATATCCATCGTGCGGAAGTTGTGGAAGTGACCTGATACCCAAATGTCTGCACCACCTAGTGCGGTCTGACCTAAAGTCTGGTTTGCAAGATATTTTTCTATAGTGTTCTGATTAGCTTGATGCCCATGGAACATTCCTAGGTGTACGCCACAGATTTCTGTCACAAGAGTCTGGTGACCAGAAGAAGGGTAACGGAATTCGATGTGCTGCAGTGCAGGGTTCTCTGCACAAGCATCTTGAACTGATGATGCAATCTCGACGTTCCAACCATCAGCTGGGTCTGTTGCAACATAACGACCAGCTTCGTCGTGGTTACCATTGATAACTGGGACAACCATGTTCTCGGCTAGAGGAGCCAATGCTTTAATCTGCGCCATAAGCAAACGACGAGCTACTCGCACCTGCTCTGTAATTCCTAAATCAGAAGAAGCTAAACCCTGAAGGCGCCCACCTTGAGATACGTTTCCTTCGACGTGATCACCTGGGAGACCTAAGGTAATTGTTCCAAGATTCATGCCCATTTTCTGGTAGCCCTTGAAACGATGGACCGCTGATTCGGTTAGTGCAAGAATGCGATCGATTGACTGCTGGGTACCGCCACCGCCAGCTTTTTTACCAATCTGCTGGTCAGCTGGAAACAATGCAAAAGAACCTTCGCCAGTTGCTTTCTTTGCGCCAGCTGCTGGACGCCACTTTTTAATTTCGTCAATAAGTTTTTCTGCGTCTAGTTGTTCAAGTCTATTGACTGATGCAGGAACAATATTTACACGAAGGGATTCTAAAAACTCGCCGTCATACTTCTGCCACTTACCTCGACGAACCGAGGTTACGGTCCAATCTGACGGGTTCATCTCGAACTGCTCTAGGATTGCATCCGCATCTGGAAGCCCTCCGACTTCAGCGGGGTGTGATATCACATAACCACCGTTGACACTGTCTACGTCCACCTTTGGACGCCAGTTCTCTGGTGTGTTCAAAACTTTAAAATCTGATCCGTTTTTCCCTGGAGAAGCCAATGCTTCTAGACGCTCAGAAAGACCCATTATTTTTTACCTGCTGTCCGCTTACATGCGCAAGTCTTTGGATTACGACGGTGACGATCTACAGCGCTATCGCTAAGATCAAAACCTTCTTCTCGAAGAATTTGCCCGATGGTTGAACTAGGAACGCGAGCGGGGTTTCGCTCATCCACTTCAAGGATAGCTACAAGGTTTTTCTTTTCGTCTTCAGTAAGCTCTGAGCCAGCTAGCAGGGTTGCTAGTTTACAGAGCTTTACGGCAGATTCTTCAGCTGCAACCTTAAGCTTGTCGTTGAGGGACATGTTTCTCCTAGTGGTTATAGTTCACTAGGAAAATCCTACTACATGGTTTAGATGCTAGCTAGCTTTTTTCTGGCGTGTCTTTACAACTTTTATTGGAGCAGTTTTTCCGCTAGTTACTAAATCTTTAATTAGCTCTGTCTCGGCAGAAAGCTTTACAACATGATCCCCGATTACGTTTACTCGATCGGCCAAAGAACTGCCACCGTTTTCCCAGAGCTGGTGCTCGACGCGGTCTAGGCGGTCTGATATAGTTCTACCAGAAGAGTCAACACCAATTGCTTGGCTGATGCGGTTTACGATACGAAAAGTAGCATAGACACCACCGAAGATTACTCCAAGGGCTGTAATTACTGCTGCTATAGTAAAAATGATTTCAGTGGGCATGGCCTATAATAGATTCTCTAGAGGGAAACAATTAAATTTGTTCTTCCTATTTTACCCTATTAGGGTCGTCCTTATTTGACGCGCTGTTAAATCAGACCGCCAATAAGTTAGGTATTTTTACCTCAATTTAGCGTTTTGACTTGCAGCATACCTCCCGCATGTGTATGCTGATATTTATCAACTGGAGAGCATATGTATATCTTTAACGACGACAAGGTGGTTTTTTAATGGGGACATGGGAGTCAGCCACCGGACGCTTAGCTACTGGCGCAGAATGGTATGCAAAAAAAGGTTGGCACGTTCTCCCCGTTCACGGAATCACGCTTGATGGGCGTTGTACTTGCGGTAAGCCTCACGCGGAATCAAAAGATATTGGTAAGCACCCTGCTAGCGGTGCAGGTCAAAAAGATGCAACTACTGATGTAATTCAAGTACAAGCATGGTGGATTGAAAACCCAGATTACAACGTTGGTGTTTTCTGTAAAGACTCTGGATTTTTTGCAATCGATATCGATCCGCGATCTGGTGGAGATGACTCTTTTGACATCCTTGAAGCGCGTGCCGAAGGCGCAATTATCCCAACCGTTGAGGCTCAGACTGGTGAGTATTCTGTAAAAGGAAAGACTGTTCGCGGTCGCCACTTAATCTACAAGTGCAACCCAAACGAAAAATTTATCGGTAACCTTGAAAAAGCTGGCCTTAAAGGTATCGACATCAAGCACAACGGATACATTCTTTTATCCCCTTCGCGCCACTTTTCTGGTATTACATATGACTGGAAGCCTGGGCACGAGCCTTGGAATATGGAAGTTGCTGAAGCTCCAGAAGAACTTCTAGCAGTCCTTCGCGCTAAGGCAGCTCGTCAAGGTAGCGGCTCTAGCTACAAAGAGGGCTCGTGGGATTGGATGGAAGACCTTGAGTTTGCTGGCGAAAAAGTTGATGTTGACAAGATTCTTTCCGAGGGAATTGAAGAAGGCCACCGTGCTGTAGAAATTTATCGACTATCTTGTGCTCTTGCAAACAAGTACGGAACTAAAGAATCAGATCGTCTTGCAATTGAGTCAATGATGATTCGCTTTAACCACGAGATGGTACACCCTCCAATGGAACTCGAGGGACAAAACTCTCTTCTAATGCACGTGCACCGCGCAATTGACTTTGTAGCTGCCAACCCTAAACTGGATCGCGGTTGGGACGGCTTGTCTGAGTGGGTCGAAACTCAGGGGCGAGACTTAGCAGAAAAGCTATCGCCTGGTGGAGAGCTTGCTTCTAATCCAGAAGTTGCTTCTAGTGGTGTTGTTGGTGCTGCCGTATCTCAGCTTGTGAGCCAAGGTATGTCAGTAGTTGAAGCAACTGGCAATGATAACCTATCTCTTCCAGAAGACGTTGATGCTGTGTTGCAAAAAGATGGTGGACGTCCAGGCTTCCGTACACTAACGGATACTGGTAATGGTCGTCGTCTAGTTGACACCTATGGGTCTGCTATTCGCTATACCCCTGGACTTGGTTGGTTCCACTGGAGCGGTGAGTACTGGCGTCCAGATGCAGAGGACCTAGAAATCCAAGAACTTGCAAAGCGCCTCGCACCAGTTATTGCTAGTGAGACCGCCAACTACGACGCTAACGATGACACTAAGCGTCAAGAACTTGTAAACTGGGCTAAGCAAGCGAAGTCAAACACTCGCATTGCTGGGACCATTAAGAGCGCAAACTCTGATCCGCGCGTCGTAACTGCAGTTGAACAGTGGGACGGTGACGTACATCTTCTTGGTGTAACAAACGGTGTTGTTGATTTACGTACAGGAAAACTTCTTAAAGGTCAGCCTGATCTTTACATCACAAAGCGTGCTCCTGTTTCCTACACGCCCGGACTTAAGAACACTCGCTGGGAGCAGTTTATTGATTACGCAACTGGTGGTGACAAAGAACTTCAAGAATGGATTCAGCGCGCAGCTGGTTACACCTTGACTGGTCTTAGTGACCAAGATGTTTTGTTCCTTGTTTACGGTCCTCCGGGTTCTGGTAAAAACACCTTTGTTGAAACAATCGTGAACGCGCTTGGAACTGAGCAGTACGCAGGTAAATTGCCATCAGAAATTATGGCAGCTGGTAAGGGTGGAAACGACTCTTCTGCTCAGTACTACATGGCCGAGCTACGCGGTAAGCGTATGATCTGGATTGACGAGTTGCCAGAGTCTGAACGTCTGAACGAAAACCAGATTAAGCAGATGACTGGTTCATCTACTATTCAGGGTCGCTCACCTGGCGAGAAGCCATTTACATTTAAGGCTCAGGGGAAGATGTGGGTCACTACTAACCACCGCCCGATTATTAATGATGATGCTATGTGGCGTCGTCTACGTCCAATTCCCTGGTCGCACGTTCCCGATCCAGAACGCTCCAATCCAGATCTAAAAGCCTACCTTTCTGACCCAGACGGTGGATTACCTGCTGTACTATCCTGGGCAGTCGAGGGTGCGATTCGCTACCTAAACTCAAGTGCGCGTGATCCTCTTGGCTGGTGCTCGGCTGTACGTGATGCCTCTGACATCTACCGCAAGAACGAGGACCGCATCGGGCTATTCCTAGATGAAGAAACTGTAGAGCGTGATGACGCTTCTGTCCAGGTTAAGGAAGTTTATCGAATTTACCGTACATGGTCAGATGAGCGCGGTGAACGTGCTATGACTCAGATTGCTTTCCAGCGCAAGCTTCAGGACCGCGGTCTAGATGTTAACGGCCAAGGTATTAAGGCAACCATCTCTAACCGTGTTCTTAAACCACGCGTAGTCCCGACTGGCGTTGGCGAAGTTGATTGGAACACTACACTGCGCGTAGCTGAGAGTTACTAATTAAGCAAAAAAAGCTAGCTGATTAGGCTAGCTCTTTTTTATTATTCTACGCTTGTGCTTGTAGTACGGTCAGAATTGCTTCAGCTTTACGCTTCTCTACATAGTTAGCGCGAATTGCAGCCTGAGCATCGTCATGTGCCCAAAGGTCTGACACTAGCTCTACATCGGATAGATCCGCAATCGTAGCGATGGCAGTGTGCTTATCGGCAATTCCTTTTAGGTGGACTAGGCGATCTGGCCACTCGCTAGGTAGCGAGCCAGCAATCGCTGTGTAAAGAGCAATATTATTCTCATACTCGACTACTTCAGCCTGTCGTAGCTCTAATGCAGTTGGTTGGCTATCTGTCATTTTCTTTCCTATGTTTATTGGTTGATTAATTATACAGCTAGCTGGTACTAAAGACTACTTTTCTAGGTAGTCCAAATGGTACTGCATTAGCTGGATTTGTATATTTTGAGCCAAAGCCAGAAGACCATGTCCAAGTAGTGACGTATGGTGATAGAGAGTGGACTGCTGACAGTGCATCTCCAGCTTTATTAAATGCCACGGACATCGCCGTGTCCTGAGGCATAACAGCCGGATTTGCATACTTTGTTCCAAAACCAGCCGACCAAGGGTAAGCGGATATATACGGTGAATTTGTGTGAGCCACTGCAATGCTAGTTCCAGTAGAGTTAAACGTAACTCCTTGCCCGTTACCAGTTGGCGTAGTAGCTGGATCCGCATATTTTGCCCCGAAGCCAGAGGACCAGGCGTATACAGACACGTATGGTGATTGCTGACTTGTCATTGCTATAGCCGCTCCATCTGGGCTATAGGCTACTGAAGATGCCCCAAAGCCAGGTAATGCGGGGGATAAGTCTGTATATTTTGTACCAAAACCGCTTGATGACCAAGCGTATGCTGACACATATGGAGACGGGGATTGCCCCACTACAACGCTTGTTCCGCTAGGGTTGAAAGCAACACCGCGCCCATCCGATGAATAGCTAGCTGGGAAAGAGTACTTTGTACCAAAACCGCTAGATGACCACCTCCAAGCACCTACCTGAGGAAGAGAGTTTACTGAAGCCACTATTGCAGTTTCCGATGGGTTAAATGTAACGTCTATGACATCAAAGTCATTGCCATCTGATGCGGGGTTTGCATATTTTGTTCCAAAGCCAGATGACCAAGGCCATGCAGATAAATAATTAAATCCAGAGGTTGCGTGACCTAAAACAACTGCGTTTCCAGAATTAGTAAAAGCTAAGCTAGATCCGCCCGAAGTTGGGATGCCAGAAGATGGGTTAGCGTACTGAGTACCGTACCCCGAAGACCAAGGATATGCTAATATTCTTGGAGAAGCGCCGTGGGCTATAGCAAGTACTGTTTTTGCTATACGAATCCCTATAAATCCAAGATTGGTTAGCACTTTGCTATCCTAGGCTTCCGACTAGATAGTATGCTCCGCCAGATTTAACAATGGTGGCACCAGCATACTGCTTTGCTGTTTTTAGCGCAGCATCGGCTGAAAATATTGTTATCCCCGACCCAGCGAAGGTAATTTGACCAGAACCTGCTTGAATAAAATTTACGCTATCTCCGTTGGACAATACGTCGGGAACAGTGATTGTAATTGCAGATCCGGTTGACCTAATGTAAGTATTTTTATCATTAGATGTCAGAGTGTAGTTGGCAGATTTATCTGTACTAACGCTTGTCATAACAGAAGAGCTCATGGTAGTGACTGCCGGGCCTGTTGCACCCGTTGCGCCAGTAGGTCCTGCAACTGTGCTGTTTGCACCAGTCGCTCCTGTTGCACCAGTTGCTCCAGTCGGTCCGGTAGCACCAACAATCGCTGGCTCCCACTGAGAAGTGTTGGTGTTATAAAACTTTAGCTGACTCATTATTTAATCCTTATCCTACCGGGAATATTACACTTGAAAGCCAACCAGATGTTGAATTTGGAACTACCACACCATCTGTACCAACAGTGACATACGTGATATTTCCAGTTCCATACTGCTGAACTGGGATGACAGTAGAAAGCGCTGGGCGATAGCCTGATGGCAAAGTAAATGCTCCTGTGCCTGCTGTACCGCCTGTCAGGTTTCCACGCAAGTAGACAACGTTATTTAATCTGCGATAAGCAACTGCTGCCACTGCTGAGAAGCCGTTGGCCAAAGATGAGACTGAAATCCAACCACTATCTCCAAGATTTGAAGACGTTACTACACCCGAATCTGTTACCGAGAAAATAGTTTGAGTGTACGCATCGTTTACAATCTCCAGACCGCCAGTAGCATTCATGCGGATGTGCTTGGCAGGATTTGTTACGCCAGACTTACTGTTAATTAGTTTTAGGATGTCTGACCAACCAGTACCGCCGCCCTGCTCGTTTGCAGATGAAATGGTTACTGGGTAGTTAGCGCTGTTTGCTGTCTGTGTTGCAGCAAGACCGCCATTTATCACGAGCTTTGCATTATCAAACTCACCATAAATAAGTGGCGTATCTGTACCTGAGTTTGCAATATATAGCTTATTAGATCCGGTCTCAGACCCTCCTGCGTTGTATCCTATAGCTACGTTTTTCGAACCTAGATTGGTTTGTAGCGCATATGTGCCTATGGCTACGTTTCCTTGACCAGAATTATTATTTAGTAGCGTCTGCGATCCGATTGCTACGTTTTCGTCTGCGTTTGCTATTCCAGAAGCAGCGCTAGTTCCAATTGCAGTATTATTAGTCCCTCCGACTACACTCCCGAGTGCATGCGTACCTACTCCAACGTTGTTAGATCCTGTAGACAATGCGTCTAAGACTGCATACCCTATCGCAGTATTATTTCCTCCAGAGGTTACAGACTGAAGTGCGGTACGACCGTACGATACACTAGTTCCACTTGCGGGGGTTTTTCCATAGACTACACCTGTAGTAGTTGCTGATGCATCTACTGTAGGACCTGTTGCGCCTGTTGCACCAGTTGCTCCTGTTGCACCATCCGCACCCGTAGCTCCATTAGCACCGGTAGGGCCTGCAGCTCCTTCAGGGCCTGTTGGACCTGTTGGCCCCTCACCTACAATTCCGTCTGCATCAGTATCTAGCCACAGAACGTTAGTGTCGGTAGGGACGTTTGCCTGAGCAATAAAGCCTTCAGCACCAGTAGCTCCAATAGGACCAATATCCCCTTGAGGTCCAGTTGCACCTGTCTCTCCTGTTGCCCCAGTCGGGCCAGTCGGGCCAGTCGGGCCAGCTACTGTGCTGTCTGCACCAGTAGCACCAGTTGCACCTGTAGCACCCGTAGCACCCGTTGCTCCAGTAGGACCAACAATCTGACCTGCATCATTCCAGTTTGTGCCATCCCAGACCCACAGGTTGCCGTCTGACTCTACGATGTAAGCATCATTGACAGCCTGACCAGTGATTGCATCCAGCTCGGTATAGTCTGCGACAGTTCCGAGAAAATTTATAGAAGCACCTTGTGCACCAGTTGGTCCGATATCTCCTTGAATACCTCCAGGTCCTGCATCACCCTGAGGACCAGTTGCACCAGTAGGTCCTGTCGATCCAGTAGCTCCTGTTGGTCCAGCGGCCCCGGTGGCTCCGGTTGCACCAGTGGCTCCAGCACCAGTAGCACCAGTTGCACCTGTAGCTCCTGTTGTACCCGTTGCACCAGTGGTTCCAGCACCGGTAGCACCCGTAGCACCCGTAGCACCAGTCGGACCAGTTGCACCAACAGCAACACCCTCTACCGCACTCCAAGCGGACCCATCCCACTCCCAGGTGCGGTCATTAGACGTAAACTGTTGGTTTAGCGTTGGGTTGTCTGGAAAATTGATAGCAGTGGTCATTATCTGTCCTGAGCGTGGGCGGAGATTACTAAGATCTAGCTATATTTTACCATAGGACAGCCTTGGCCAACCTAGGACTTTACGCTATATCTACCCAATCGGTGCCATCAAAGCGCTTCCTAGTCTGAATATCTACCCAAGTGGTGCCGTCCAAACGCTTGGCTACGGTGTGTTTTACAGCTGCACCGGTTTCGTCTATACGGCTTCCTGGTTCTACGTAGTTGTAGCCCTCGACTGTGACTGTAGTTCCTACAACTTGAGTACCAGTCGGGCTATATGAAGAAGCTTTGCCTATATTAGAGTAAATTATTGTGTTTGCTGGGGAGGATCCTAGAGCGTAGGTAAAACCAAGTGACTCGATATTGCTTTGGGCCGTAGAAAGTGCCTGACCAACCACGTTCGGAACTTCAGCGGTTGGTGGGAAATATGGAGGGAAGTAAGGTGGGAAGTAAGGTGGGAAGTAAGGTGGGAAGTAAGGGAAAAACGGTGGGAAGTAAGGAGAAGCGAATCCAGAGGAAATTACAATAGTTGCAGAAGCAGATCCAATTAGTGAGCCCATGGATGCCTCCAGTGTAAACGTGTAGTCTCCACTACCAGCTGGAGCTGTTCTAGTTCCGCCAGAAAAAGTATAAGTTCTGTTTTGGTTTGGTGACCTATAGTCGTAGCTAAAAGACTGAGCGTTGTTGCTAGTACCACCAATAAATGTAGTTCCAGGCGTTGAGCTGTTGTTATAGCTACCATCGCTACCAAAAGGCTGAAACGTATTGCCAGACGTAGTAATAGTGAACGACCAAGTAAATGTTGTAGTATCCCCCGAAGTCGACGCATTAACCGTGTAGTTAAGTTTGTGTTGAGACCTCGGGCTAAAGGATGACGTGGTACTGGCCATTTAAATTACCAAAACCAAACGTCGCCAGTAATCGCTCCAGCAGGGGTTGTTGATTGTACGTAAATTCCAACAGTTGATTTATCTCCATTTACCCATCCAGTGCCGTCGTAGCTCACTAGTTGTTTAGCTGCAGGGGTAGAGATAGTTACATCTGAAAGAGCGTCTAAAGACTCTGCGCCTGTTGCACCTGTTGGTCCAGTAGGACCTGTCTCTCCAGTAGCACCCGTAGCACCGGTTGGGCCAACAGGTCCTTCAACTATTGAATCTGCTCCTGTTGCACCAGTTGCACCAGTAGCTCCAGTTGCTCCCGTAGCACCGACATCCCCCTGAGGTCCAGTTGCTCCAATCTCCCCCTGAGGCCCGGTGTTACCTTGGATACCCTGGATACCATGATCACCCTGAATACCCTGAATACCCTGGTCCCCCTGAGGACCAGTGGCACCTGTTGCACCGTCAATTCCATTAGTTCCGTTTTCACCAGTAGCACCAGTAGCACCAGTAGCACCAGTCGGACCAGTTTCACCAGTGGCTCCTGTTGCACCAGTCACGCCTTGAATACCTTGATCACCCTGAGGTCCAGTTGGACCTGTCGGACCAATTTCACCTTGAATACCAGCAGGCCCTACCGCTGCAGAAATTATACGCCAAGCAGTCCCATCCCAGCGCCATGTGCGAGAGTCTGCAGTAAATTCATCATTTAGTGCAGGAGAATCTGGAAAGTTAATTGCCATTTTAGGTCCTGAGGGGTTTAGGGGCGTTTACTGAATCTAGCTATATTTTACCATGATTAGCAATCAAGAGACGAGAGCGGCCTCACGGGGATTGTTACTTAGAAGGCTCTTAAACCTCTAGTCAAAACGTCTATTTCTGCAGTTGTAAGGCCTAGGGACTGCAATTTAGTTATTAAAGTCTGAGGGGCGTCTCTTCTTTCAATTTCTAATTCAGTTAAGTCTCTGACTGCCCAGACTTGACGCCAAGTCCCGTCTATCTGCTGAGGTGCGGCTTCATAGACAATCTGATCTTCCCCTGCTTCTAGGCTCATAGGGGTCTCGGTAACCTGGTTCCAACCTTCAGGAAGCTGATCTCCTAGGGCCCAAGTAGGTTGTACTATTTGAACGTCTCCAATGTGCCTAGGGTATTCACCTAGTGGTCCTATAAATAACATATTCACTTCCTTACTGTAGGTTTACGTTGTATTTCGCTGCGATATTAAAAGGTTCTGATGTCATAGTTGCGTCTGAAACGGTGTGCGGAGTCGAGTCAAAAGATCTTCCAGTTGCGCTGTGCGCATAGGAGGTTGTGTGGGATGTCATATCCGAGGCTCTATAGGTTATTTGGCCTCCAGATAGTGGATAAGTACCTGTCAGACTTCCATCCGTAGGAAGCACTGCAATGATTCCAGCTGTCGATCCTCCCATTCCATAGCCATTTATGTATATTTTATCTGCAACTACTTCTATTTTTAGGCTGTATGTGTAACCAGGAGATCCTATAGTTCTTTGCCAGATAACAGTGCCACTTGAATCATATTTTACTATAAAAGTTTCCTGCGAGTTTGCGGTGTACTCGTCTGTAGCTCCTAAAACGTAGAGATTATCAGAACTATCAAAAGCAACATCTCTGGTTTCGTTTGCCGTTATCCCTCTTTGCCAGAGTAAAGAACCTGAAGAGTTGTATTTAGCTACTACCCCCACTCGGCCATAAGTTTGGTCGTAGGTGTACCCCGTCATGTAAAAATTTCCTGAAGAGTCAGTGCTAAGGCCATACACGTTAACATACCCAGCATAAGCATTGTATAGCCCTCTTTGCCAAATAATATTTCCAGAAGGGTCGCACTTCACTATTAAAGCTTGACTGACCCCGCCGCCGCCGCCTGGTACAGCGGTCTCCCCTGACAGAGCTATATTCCCCTGATAGTCGACTAAAGCTCTAGCATAGGAAGATCTGCCAAACTCTTCAAAAGTTCCTGCAACATTTCTAATCCCTCTTTGCCACTGAAGTACTCCAGACGAGTTAAATTTAAAAACAATAGGACCTCCGGTATCTCCAAAGTCATTGCCAGAGAGATAGGAGTTCCCAGACGAGTCCGAGGCCATTTTGCCAAAAAATAGACCTATAGATGTAGAGGCGTTTTTAATTACCATTTTTTGCCATAGGACGTTACCGTTTGTGTCGTACTTTACTGCTCCACCTCTATATGATGGGATGTTACCATTTACTGTAAATCCTAGATATCCGTTTCCAGAGCTGTCATATGCTCCTTGCAGAAATGCAGTATATATTGTGCTATCTGCAGAATAAGTAAGTTTTTTAGCCCAAGGAGTGGTGCTATTTGACTCCGAGTACTTTACCAAAACCCCTAGGTCAAAAGGGGCAATATAGTGACTACCTGATAGCAGTCTATTGCTGGAGCTATCTTGATTTGAAAACGTAAAACTATTTATAGAAAACTGTTTTATATAGTACTTGTTAGTGCTATCCAAAAAAGACGTAAGTCCTAGACCTAACATTTAGTACCCTAGATCGCCGATAAGCACGTATGTATTCGTAGCTACACACTTGACTGTTGCAGCTGAGTACAAGGTTGCAGTCTTTAGTCTTCCCTCTTTAGAGTTTAAAGTATTTCCAGCTCCCGCAGTGAACGTAATCTGAGCGGCATTTAACTGTAGGAAGTCCATCTGCTGACCAACAAGCAAGTTGCTTACTGTCACGGCTAGGGCTCCCGAGTTTGTCACGAGCTTACCTGCATCTGCCAAAAGAGTTGTGTAGGTTGTTGTTGGAGTAATTATTGTTTGAGTTGACGAGAACCCGCCATCCGCTCCGGTCGCGCCAGTAGCTCCAGTTGCACCTGTTGGGCCAGCTACTGTGCTGTCTGCACCAGTTGCGCCCGTTGCACCTGTAGCACCAGTTGCACCAGTTGCACCTGTTGCACCTGTTGGGCCAGCTACTGTGCTGTCTGCACCAGTTGCGCCCGTTGCACCTGTAGCACCAGTAGCTCCAGTCGGACCAGTAGGGCCAATATCTCCCTGAATACCGCCAGGGCCGTCAGAGCCTGTAGCGCCAGTCGCTCCTGTTGGACCAACAATCTGACCTGCATCATTCCAGTTTGTGCCATCCCAGACCCACAAATTACCGTCTGACTCAACGATGTAGGCATCGTTCACGGCCTGACCAGTAATTGCGTCAAGTGCGTTGTAGTCAGCAACCGATCCCGCGAAGTTGATTGATACACCCTGAGCACCAGTAGCACCTGTTGCGCCCGTAGGACCAGTCACACCAGTTGCACCAGTAGGTCCAATAGCACCTGTTACCTCAACCCAAAAGCCGTCGTAGTAAATATAAATTGCACCATCGTCGGTATTAAACCAAATGTCGCCAGCAACTGGGCTACTTGGAGGGGTAGATCCTAATTTATAGACACCGTCTGCTCCAGTTGGTCCAGTGGCTCCAGTTGGACCTGTTGGTCCTGGAACAGTTGAGTCAGCGCCTGTCGCTCCAGTCGCTCCTGTTGCACCTTCATTTCCTTGCTGACCTTGAATACCCTCGGGACCAGTTGGACCAATTTCACCTTGAATACCTTGCTCGCCCTGGATACCCTGGATACCCTGAATGCCTTGATCGCCTTGAATACCTTGCTCTCCCGTTGAGCCTGTCGCGCCAGTCGCTCCAGTTGCCCCCGTAGGACCAACGTCACCTTGAGCACCTTGTGATCCAGTTGCTCCAACTTCACCCTGAAGTCCAGTTGCACCCGTTGCTCCCTTAGGGATCCAAATCTCCCACTGCCCGTTGGTTAAATAGTCAATCGGGTCACCAAGCTGCCCGCTTGCCTTAGCAAGATAGAGCTGCCCGTCAGAGCCTCGCGCTACTGCAATATCAGGTTGATATCCAGAGTTTGGGTTATAGTTTCCTAAGTAGTAAATTCCAAATGAGTCACCCTGAGATCCAGTAGATCCAGTTGCACCAGTTGGACCAGTCTCTCCTGTAGTCCCTTGAACACCTTCAGCTGCAATCAGAGTCCAGAATGTTCCTTCTGCAGGAGTATCTCCAACGTTACCCCCATTAGAGTTAAGCCGATACCAGGTTTGGCCTTCGTATGTAGCCACATCGCCAGTAGCGTAGGCTGTCCCCCCGCCATAAGCTCCAGTAAAGTTCCACAAAGCATCTGCACCAGTAGCGCCGGTTGGGCCTGTTGCTCCAGTAGCTCCGGTCGCTCCTGTTGGACCAACAATCTGGCCTACGTTATCCCACGCAGAACCGTCCCAGACATATAGATCACCGTCAGCATCGACAATATATGCATCATTAACTTCTTGTCCGGTTGATGGAAGACTTGCAACATTAGCTACTGTTCCGTGTAGAACAATTGAGGCACCCTGAGCACCTGTTGCACCAGTTGGACCAACTGATCCAGTTGCTCCCGTAGCGCCAGTTGGGCCAACTACGCCTGCACGAACAACGGTCCAAGTCTCTCCGTCCCACTTCCATTTAGTGGAGCCAACTACATACTCGTCATCTACTGATGGATTGTCTGGAAAATTAATAGCCATTATGCACCCTCGGCTTCTGCAATGTACGTACCATTTACGTATATTTTACTAATTGTTGACAGTGTTACCGGAGTGCCTTGAATAAATAGGCCTTCTCTAATTGAAGCGTTGGCACCACCTGCAGATTTAAGGTAATGAATATCTAGCACATCAGTTACTCCTGCTGTATCAGCATTAATAATTGTGTGGCCAGTTCCAGTATCTGGATCTACGTTTGGATCAGCCCAGGCCCAGCCGGTGAAGTGATTAAATCCTACGGCGGGAGTGAATGGAAGCTGTAATTTAAACTGTCCTGTACCAAAATTAGTAACTGTAGAGCAGTCAACTTCGATGACAAAACTTACTAATCTTCCTGCTTTTACATAGTAAGAATCGTAGGTTGGATAGGTTGATCCACTCCCGGTGAAAGTTAGCCCTGTTGCTGTAAATATTGGGGAGTATCTTGTCCAAGTTTCCAGTCCAGATGCTCCACTAACTCCGGTCGCACCAGTAGCACCAGTAGCACCAGTATCGCCTGTAGCGCCAGTTGGCCCAGTTGCACCCGTAGCGCCCGTGGCTCCTGTTGGACCAACGCTTGAGCTTGCCCACTCAACCCAGAAGCCGTCATAGTAGACGTAAGTCAGCATGTTGGTTGTATTGAACCAAACATCACCCTCGTTGATGTCTACCGTAGGAGCCACGTCTGCTGTGTAGAATACGCCGTCGGGTCCAGTTGAACCCGTAGCACCAGTTGCACCCGTTGCACCAGTCGGACCAGCAACTGTACTATCTGCACCAGTCGCTCCAGTAGCACCGGTAGAGCCGGTGGCACCAGTAGCGCCCGTAGCTCCCGTTACACCCGTTGCGCCTGTTGGTCCTGTTGAACCAGTTGCACCTGTTGCTCCAGTATTTCCTTGAATGCCTTGTTGCCCCTGAGAACCAGTAGGGCCTACAGCACCAGTAGTGCCTTGAATACCCTGGGGTCCAGTTACTCCAATTTCACCCTGAGGCCCAGTGTTACCTTGAATACCTTGGATACCTTGATCACCCTCGACACCTTGAATGCCTTGGCTACCAGTTGCACCAGTTGCTCCTGTTGCACCCGTCGCTCCAGTAGGGCCAGCTACAGTGCTGTTAGCTCCAGTTGCACCTGTGGGACCAGTTGCACCCGTAGACCCCGTAGCTCCAGTAGCACCTGTTGATCCCGTAAGACCAGATAGACCCCTTGGCCCTTGATCCCCAGTAGCACCAGTTGCACCAGTAGCACCAGTAGCACCAGTTGCACCTGTAGTACCAACACCCGTAGCGCCAGTTGCACCAGTAGAACCTGCTACACCGGTTGCACCAGTAGCACCAGTAGCACCTGTAGCCCCCGTAGGGCCAGCTGCTCCTGTTGTTCCACGAACTCCTTGCGGACCAGTTGGCCCAATATCTCCTTGCTCGCCTTGAATACCCTGTTCGCCAGTTTCTCCCTGAACACCTTGAATTCCTCGAATACCCTGAGGACCAGTTGCACCAACACCGGTGGCACCAGTTGCACCAGTTGCTCCAGTTGCACCGCTTAATCCAGATAGACCTCTCGGTCCCTGATCTCCAGTAGCTCCCGTTGCACCAGTTGCACCCGTTGAACCAGTAGCACCTGTAGCGCCCGTTGCACCTGTTGAACCAGTTGCACCAGTTGGTCCTGTTGAACCAGCAGGTCCTGTAGGGCCAGCCACAGTGCTGTTAGCTCCAGTTGCACCTGTGGCTCCTGTGATGCCAGTAGCGCCAGTTGGGCCAGTTGCTCCTGTAGGACCAGTTGCCCCTGTTGGCCCGGTGGGGGCGCCTGACGGGCCTGTTGGCCCAGTGGCACCTGCTGGTCCCTGAACGCCAACAGATTTAATCTCTACATATGCAAAATCATCTGACAACATTATTTAGTTACCTCGGCTCTAACAGTTAGGTTACCTTGAATTATTTTTGTGACCGTTCCTGTTGATGTCTCTGTAAGTTCTAGATCGTGAACATATTTGCCAGGCTCTAAAGCTGCAGTCTGGGTGGGGCTGGCTATAACTAACACGGTGCCAGCTAAAGCGTTAATCTCTAGGCCACCATTAGAAGTTGTCAGGGTTAATACAATGCTTGTGGAGTCTGTTTTCTCTCGAATATGCATTACTCCGGTATACCCAGTAAGCGTTACTGGTGCTTTAGCAGAGCTTTTAAGCCCGATTGAGCGCAAAAGGGTAGCGCCTTGATCGACAATAATGTCATAAACGTTTGTGGTAGCGCAATACACGGGAGTCCCTAAATTATAGGCGGTCTCTTATATTTTACCCGATATAGGGCATAATGATTGTTTCTTAATAACTTGGCATATTGGTAGAAGGCTGATATCCTTCACGTTCGCCTACACCGTACCCGTCGGGGAGTAGGGCAATTTCTGCTTGGGTACGGTTACGCTTCCACCCGGTTCCGATGTGGTATTTCTCCCCCTGCCTGATTTCAGTCGAAGAGTGGTAAAAAGGTTTTACACAAGGGAATATGACTAAACTGCCAGGAACTGCCTTAATGAGCAAGTCTTGCTCTGGAAACCAGAGGTCACCGCCAACCTTATTGTTATTTAGGTATATCAGTCCAGTGCAAATAGGGTCCACTACTCGGTCATAATCATCGTCTACGTGCGGCCCCATCATCTCACCAGTTTTGTAGTGAAAAGACGCTATGTCGGTCATTAATTCCGTGCTTTGATGGTTAATCCCCAGTTGATCAAAGTAGTATTTACCAGCTTCGTCAAATATGGTTCTGACTTTTAAATAAAACTCACGAACCTCTTGATTTTTTGTATTTGATAGGTTATCGAAGGTGGACATTCGCTTTGTACCGTAGACGTGTGGGGTAGCATCAGATGTCTGCCACGGTCCTAGTTTATGGAACACATCCTGATTCTCGGTCTCTAGAAGCTCGTCCATGTTTTTGTGCATATAAATTGCATACTCTGGATCGTCTAAAATACCTTCAAAATAGAAGATGCGCTCGGCGTAAACAGTTACTTTTGATGGGTCAATCATCGCTCTCCCAAGCTGCTTAAGCGTTTTTATTTCCAGCGGCCCACTGGCGCTTCTGCTCGTCTTGACGAGTGCGCTCGTAGGCAATCTCTTCTTCCATCTGCTGCAACTCTTCTTCGGTATACACCGAGTCAATGTAGTCCCAGAAGCCGACAATTGTAAATCTAGTTCCAGCCATGATTTCGTTGATGCGGTGAATATTTTCAATTCCGCCAGGGAAGGCAATCAAACTGCCCTGAGGAAGCTTTACGGTCAAATCGTAGTCACGAAACTCCAGCTCCCCACCCTCGTAGTCGTCATTCAAGTAGAGAACACTGGCAAATTTATTATTACGCCAAGCTGTTGGATTTCCTTCAATGTCAGAGCTGTCTGAGTGCCAACGTGCAAAAGCACCTACTGGCCACTTCTGAGCGTGCGCGCTGTTTAGTTTAACTCCACGGTTGTACGCAGCTTCGATAGCTGCCCGGATATGTTCTGGAAGCCAGCGAAAATAGTCCTTGTGTAGATCTTCTAGACCAGAGCGATTTAAAGCGTCCTGCTCAATCATCAAAGCCATACCTAGGGAGTCATAAAAACAAGTCTGCATCCAGTGACCAGAATTTGTTCCTTGATCCTCAAAAAAGTCGATGATCTTATTGCACTCTTCTGGGCTAAGGAACCCTGGGTACGTGACAACGTCATCTTTAAGCCATACTGGTTCTGGAAACATCTTTAACCTACTTTACTCTCTAAACTATAAGTATACTATCTAATCGTTGTATATGTCCGTTGACTGACTGTGCCTAAAGGCGCTTTCTCGCTTTTTTTCCATCTCGGCCCAGAGTTCTTCCCCGTATTGGGCCTGACCAGCCAGCCACTCGGGGGTTCCTTCAAATTCATAAACCCAAAAAGTTCTAATAAAGTAGCGATCCCCCGAGGTAATCTGCTTAACTCCATGAAAATATGGCTCTGTAGAAGGAAACACTACAACGTCGCCCGCGCGAGGCTTGTAATCAATTGCGTCATAGCCGCCACTATCATTTGCTATCTTGAACGAAAGCTCCCCGCCCTCGTAATCATCATTGAGATACATGGTGCAAGTTAGGGCATACTTAAGGCCAGGGGCATCTGCCTTCTCGCGCTGAAAGTCCGTGTGATAGTGCATTGAGTAACGGTCATCGTCTACTCCACCTAGGGCTACATACTTTGCAATAGATGGTTTTTGGTGGGACCAATTAGGCAGCTCTACGGGGTATTTGCTCATGTAGTCTTCGGTAATCCGATAAAACAGCTTATCTACGTAGATAGACAAGTCCACCCCTGGTTTGCCCGCTTGCTGAGTTGCAGTATTTTCTAGAAAAGCGTTCCACTCTTCTAGCGTTGGCTTTGTTTCAAATCTTACGTGATTTAGTCCTGGCAAACTTACCATTTCGCCAAAGGTCCACCACGCCTCCCAGCTGGGTAGCAATTTAACTTTTTCTATAAAGCCGTACGGATCATCAAATATGCCTCGATACACGTGGATTCGAGGGTAGATTTCTTCAGGGTTTAATTCTGTCATATCGCTATTATACTCAGGCATATTTGTTACCATTTTTCCACTCAACGCGCTGTTCAGCCTGAGAGTCCCTGACTTCCTTGAGTTCCCTGTCCCATTCGGAGAGGCGCTCCTCCGAGTATTTAATGTCGGCAAAGTCCCAGAAAGATAGAGTTGTGTGACGCTCGCCCGAGATAATTTCTTTTACACCGTGAATATTCTCGACTCCGCCTGGAAATATGTAACATGAGTACTTATTTGGCTTTATCTCTAGCTCTGGCTCGTGGTCTGGAAAATAGAGTTCCCCGCCCTCGTAATCATCATTTAGGTATAAAATTGCTACATACTTGTTAATCTCGAAAGCTGTTGGGTTCCCATCAAAGTCCGAGTTATCTGAGTGCGGGTATGCGAAAGCGCCTTCAGTCCACTTCTGAGCATGTGACGTATTGGGTTTTACTGCACGCTCAAATACTAGCTCTACTGCTTGTTTTGTTTTGTTGTTTATTTTACTAAAGATATCGCTAGGAAGTTTGAATTTTGCTAACTCGGTTGGATCTGGATTGAGACCCATTCCGTAGGATCCATAAAAAGCAATAAAATCCCAAGTTTCTGGCCCCCTCTCAAAATACTGAACTAGGTTCTTTGCTGTATCAGCGTCTACAAAATTAGGAATTTCTACTATTTTGTTGTGAGTTACTCCTATTTTTGACTGAGTGTTTACTTCGTCTTTATAGTAGATAAAAGTAGAGGTGTCTATCGAATCAAGCATTATTTTCTCTATTCATTAGGTTGTAGCGTCCAGTTTGACGCTCCAGTTTCTCTCGTTGGTGTTCCATTTCGGCCCATTTGTCTGGTCCGTACTTCTTTTGATTAGCGTGCCATTCTTCTGTACCAGGGAAATAGTAGTCCCAGAAAGAACGAACAAAGTATTTCTGACCTTTTGTAGTCAGTCGTACCCCGTGATAATAAGGCTGATCAGAAGGAAAAACTAGTATATCTCCCGCTTTAGGTTTATACACAATTCCATCAAAAACACCGTCTTCTTTCAGTATTTTAAATTCAATCTCTCCGCCTTCATAGTCGTCATTTAGATACATGGTGCAAGTTATGTACGGCTTGAATCCCGGCTCTTCTCGTTTTTCTTGCTGAAAGTCCGTGTGGTAGTGCATTGCTATATCTTCAGAGGCTCCCCCGTTAGTGTCATACATACACACGGCTGGAGAGTTAAAATTCCAAGCTACAGGACTGATTTTATTGTTATCTACATAATGCTTGGTTGCTTCATAGAATGATTTTAAAATTGCTTTGGACGCTGAGTTGGGATTCTCTACAGACTCCTCGATTTGAACCCACTCTTGGGGGGAGGGGAAGGAGTCGAAGGTTCTACGATCTAGTTGAAGGACCGTTTGATTTCCAAAAGTGTACCAACCCTCCCAGGTGTAGTCAGCTCTAAGAGTTGAAATAATGCTTGCTGTGTCTCCTAGCAAGCCACTGTATACACTTACTCGAGGGTATAGCTGCTTAACTTCCATGATGCTTGACAATTGTCCAAAAGAACGGGCAAGTGTATCGAATACCAGACTCGATTTTGGTGACGCCGTGAATGTAGTTTAGATCTCCAGGGAAGAAATAAGCAGCTCCACGCTTTGGCTTAAACTGAATCCCCTGGTTAGGAAAGTACAACTCCCCGCCTTCGTAGTCGTCATTGATATAGAAAAGGCCCGCTAGGTCATAGTAAGGAAAGTCATTTGGCTTACCTTTATCGTCTCCAATGTGCAACTCCTTGTCAGCGTGAGGCTGTTGAAGCATCCCGGGTAACCAGCGGACCAGTGCTGGACTAGTCGGCATTGCGTCTACCTTAAAAAACTTGTCTACCTCGCCCTTAAGACGCTCGACCATGCCCTCGATTATGCGAGGAATTTCAGGATTAACCTTGTCAATAGTTGAGTACGTAGCTACTCGGTCTTTCCAGTAATCAGAGTCATAAATTACTGTACCTTCTTCGTTGTAGTGAGTCTCGGTAACATCCCACTCGGTGTTGCTTCTGATAAAGGTATCTAGTGCAACAATTTCTTCCTCAGTCATAAAGTTCTCAAGCGAGACAATATTGTCGGCAGAGTCTCCAAAATACCCTGAAGGGGTGATTGAAACTCTAGGCGCACCTCGGTGGCTGTTTGCTAGCTCTTGTTCAGTCATATTACTATCCTACTTACTCATATACTCGGCGAGTCCACACTTCTTTTTGATAGACTCCGCCATTTGGTACTCGATATTTTTGAGCATTTTCCATGTTGCTGTTGATCATTTGGTTGTGGGTGACATCGGTTTGCAGCTCCGATGTCCAGTTTTCTCTTTTAAAAGGAAGAATCTGAGCATACGGGGTTCCTGCTGGGATTATCCCGGTAAAACCTTTAACTATAAAGAAAGGCATTGTGCCAGGTAAGTGCACCTTATCGTTGTCAATGATTCCGCTAGTTGTTAGGAATGGCAGCTCAAATCGGTTAAACGGCTGAGAATAGAGCGCACTATATCCTTCAGGGAGAACAACGGCCCAATCGGCCCACCATGCAAAATGCTTTTCGTGGTAGCCCTGCGGAGGCACGAACTGAGGCATTGGCGCGCGATCTCCAACAAAATCTTTGTTGTATTGGTCTGCTACTTTAATTTGGATTTCTCCATTTTCTTCATAGACTTCTACGTCGCAAGGGGTTTTATAGACATATCCTGTTCCCATAATGTCGAATATTGCTGGACACGCTTTCCAAGTAGGAACCTTTCCGCCATCTTGCGGATTAATCCAAGGCTCATTTGTGTGAGGATTAACTGCAAATCGATCAGCCTTACGATACCACTCTGGAATAGTTTTAATTGTCGGGCTAGGCGCGGAGGCGCTGTTTTTGTTTAGCCAAGGACGATTGATTACAAACTTTATCTTATTTACTTTGCTCAACTGAGTCATCCTCTACTTCGTAGGTTTGACCAGTAAACGGGCATGTTACAGTCTTGAGCTTAATTGATTTAGTTTCGTGGGCTCCCACTTTTTCTCCTGTGTAATCTACGGCATCTCGATACATTTTAGACCAATCTCCTACAGCATTTTTCTCTTGAGCAGCGTCTCCATATTTTTTTAGTTCTTCCCAGTAGGTATTGTCTAAGATGTTTTCATCTATTTCCATAACAAAATCATTTTCTAATGATCCTAAAGAGATAGGTAGTAAAGCAGCCACTGGTGTCCCAGCGGGAATAGTGATTTCTTTATTTGCCTCGGTTAGCTTCCAAGCAACAGGAAGCGGTGGCATATAAAAAGACGTACTAATCAAAGTTGTAAAACACTGAGTACCAGCAATGAACTGGTTAGGCACAGGCATGGTGAGAAGCGTTATATCTGGGTCTGTTTTAAAAATAAGCCCTGTATCAAAACTTAGTGTTGCATTTCCGCGCTGTGGGTTTGCCCACTCTTGACCTTTTAAAACCTTAACGTGATCTGGAGTAGTGTCATCTACGCCGTCCCATATAAACACGATGTCTTCTGGGAACGAGATGCCCCAGCCGAGCCTATTTGTAAGGGTCAATGGAAAGCACATGTATGCATGCTTCTCGATTGAGCTATCCATCCAATCTCTAGCTGCTGGTAGTGGCTCTACTTTTGCTGTGTTTGGGGATCCTCGACGGACTTCAATTTTGCGCATTAGTTGCCCGTCTCTTCGTAAAATCCAGGCTTGTGGTATTTATCAGAGTAATCGAGCATAGTAACCATTGAATATTTAGTACCAGACTTCACTGGCATAGCACGGTGCGGATACATAAAGTTTGATGGGAATAGATACACGTCGCCTGCTTTAGGTTTGATTGTCACGTTGTGAAGCCTGAAGTAAAGTTCCCCACCCTCGTAGTCATCGTTAGGGAACGCAACTATTGAAACTACGCAGTTGTACGAGAACCCGTGATCGTGATGTTCTTGGAAGTGTTGCCCTGGGCCATACTTAATGTAGTTAGTTGCCTCCCAGTAACGTAGCTCCCCGATATTGTAGTGCTGCGTATAATGCTTAACGGCCTGAAGTTGTCTTGAATATGTATCATCCGCGAGCGACTGAAGGGCTAGTCCGGCTTCACTTTGATCCTGAGTGATGTCGGTTTTTTTATATTTAAAATCAAAGCAGTCTCTATACTCTGGCATTTTCATCCCGTAGCCAACCATAGCCTCTGAATAGTTGTATGGATTCTTGTCATCGCTTAACACGCTTTCGAGGCGTTCTATGATATTTAAGCTTTTTGGCAGTACATCATGGTACACCCATATGCCAGTCCCAGGGGATACCTCCTCCGCTGAACTCCAAGGTTGTTCATCTAGGTGATACCACGCTTTGAGACGGGTGTTGTGGTCTTCCATCTCTTTTTTCATGATTTCGTCTGGTTCGGTGACGTGTTCAGCTGTCATTTCTTCCTCTTGTCAGTACTTAAGTTCGTAAGCTTGAATGGTCGGGGAAACCCTGTGGTTTACACCATCTCGATCATTATAGTCTGTCATAACCACAACAGCATACTTAATACCGCTAATCATGTCCTGAGAGGCATGCTCGTAGATGTATGTTGACGGGAATACAACAATGTCTCCGGCTTTAGGTTTAATAGTTAATTTATCAAATCTAGGGAAGTGTATCTCCCCCCCCTCGTAGTCATCATTTAAATAGACACACACGGAGATTGTACATACATATGTTGGACCATGGTCAGCATGAACCTTAAAGTGTGTCCCAGGGCCGTCATATTTTACAAAATTAAATGACTCGTATGATGCTATGCCTACGCCCCACTGGCGTCCATAGTCGTCAACACATTGGCGGATTGCCTGAAAAATTCGCTCGTGCATGTCGTAAAGTTCGGAGTTTTCTTCGTCCCTAGCGCCAAGATTGTTCGAGCTAATTTTAAAATCTAAAGCATTGCGGGCATATAGAGCCACTTCATCCGAAGATGTTACGCGTGCGCCCTGCCATTCGTACCGAGTCTGTCCGTTCAATTTTGACTCTAAGACATCTATATAAGCCTTACCCTGCTGTTCGGTAATTGCTCCGCTGTATAGGTTAATCCCCAACGCTGGGTTTGACACCTTTATACTACCTAGCTGCCTATCGGCTAATCGATTACTAGATGTCTCTGATCTATCTTTTGTGAACCAATCATTTTCATTTTGATGCATTATGACCAAAACCTTCACTAGACAATTGTTAGCTAATTTAGCTTACAGACTTATCTTAGTGCTTTTTTACTTCAAAATAGCAAAAAGCCACCCCAAGGGGTGGCTAATTGCTTATTACTACTACTTGTTGTGGACTAGATATCCTCCAGCTACGAACCAGTGGTACTCGTCGCATGAGAACTGGTATACGGTTGCAGGCTCTTCTAGAACTGTAATCTCTAGAATCTCTTCTTCGGTGTATGTTCCGTCTTCTAGCACGGATACAAGCTTGTCACCGATAGTTAGATTACCTACCATGCGAACTTGGAAAGTGTCTCCTGATCGCACGAACACAGGTTGCTCGCTTGAGTACTTAGCCAAGTCATTACCGTTGAAGTAGGTAATGCCAGTCTTAACACTCTCTACGATATTGGTGATTGTGGTCTCAACCAATCCGCTTGAGGTTACTGTCAACGAGGTTCCAATCTCAAACTCTACTGGAGTGTTTTCCATAGAGGCCAGCTCTCCAATAGCTACAGATAGGACAATGTCTCCTACTGAAAGATCTTTCGCTGCTACCAAACCACGAGGAGTGTTGATCAAAGTATTACCTTCGATACACCTTGGGCTGAAGTATGGCGGGAAGAACGGGAAGAACGGGAAGAACGGTGGGAAGAACGGGAAGAACGGTGGGAAATAAGGGAAGAACGGTGGGAAATAAGGGAAAAACGGTGGGAAGTAAGGTGGGAAGTAAGGTGGGAAGTAAGGTGGGAAGTAAGGTGGGAAGTAAGGAGGAGTAGTTACTGCTCCTGAGTACTCTGACCACTGAGAAGCTCCGTTAGCGTTAGAAACTCTTACTCTATAAGACTGAGTAGTGTTTCCTTCTTGAGACACAGAAAACTCGCCTGGCGATTCTCGGAAGCCGCTTTTGCTGTCATTGCTTTCCCAGTAGTAGGGGTTGGATGCAAGGATGGCTAAACCGCCATTAGCTGAAGGAGCGGTAATAGTTACAAAGTCAGTCTGATTGTTGGTTTCAGATCTAACTGTTGGAGCACTAGGAGCAGCTGGTGTTGTAGTTACGGTTACTGACTCAGATGTTGTTGGGTTGGAGTCACCTGAGTTGTTTTTGGCTACTACTGTAAAAGTGTATGCGGTGTTAGAAGCTAGACCTTCAAATATAAAAGGGCTACCAACGCTTGGCGCTGAGGTAGTGTTTTTTGTTACGGTTGTTGGGGTGCTAGTAATGTCATAGCTAGTAGCTGGAGGTGAATCATTTGGTAGAGTCCAGACCAGTGCCACAGCGCCGCCCTGGCCGTCAGTTCCTGTTGCTGAAAGCAGGTAAGGACGGTCGGTTCCTACGTTATTGGCACTGTTTATGGTTACAGGACTCGGCTGCAGAAAGTCATTCTGTTGGGCGGAGCGTCTACCGGTTCTTTTACTCATAGTATGTCATTCTACCTTAGAAATTTTAAGCTGATAGGTCGCCGTATACTAGCCAAGTATTGGCAGCTACCTTAGTAATCGTAGCAGATGAAAAAGTAGTACGGAACTTCAACCCGGGGGTTTTTTGTAGTGTTACGCCAGCTCCTTGGACAAACTCAGCGCCTGTCCCGCTGCTTTGGTAGAAGTCAATTGAGGTTCCTACTGGGAAGGTAATCGAGTTAGTTGTATCCGCGTCAATTGTGACAGTATAGGCACCTGCAATCGGGACTAGGGAGTCTCGGTAAGTAAGCGGATTGGTTAGCGTTGAGGTAGTTGCGTTTGCCGTAATTGCAGCTTTGATTGTGGTCAAAGATGGGACGCCCTGCTTAGTCTGCGTACCGTCCGCAAACTCGATTCCATCTGTATCTACGGTAACTACACCAGTGAATGTAGGCGCGTCTATAGGGGCAAGGCTGGTATCGCTCGGGTGAACGTGGTCTGCACGAGCATATTTTAACGATGTGCCTGGTGCCGCGGTGCCATTACTTGCTGGATTTGCTGAAGACGCTTGTCCTACTACAAAAGCAGTTGTTGCAATCTGGGTATCATTCTGATCAGCAGATGCAGTGGGGGCTGTTGGCTCTCCTGTTAACGCTGGACTCGCTAGCGGGGCTTTATCCTCAAGCTGATCTTGGATAGATGAAGTAACTCCAGCCACGTAACCAATTTCGGTTGATGTGGTGGTTGCAGCTACTAAATATCCATCCACATCCGAGACGATGTCTCGGTTTGCAGTATATTGAGCACGGTTTGGTGTCCAGACCTCGCCCGACCATGTCCAGGTTCGGTTATTGTAGGTGTATTCCTCACCGACTGTAGGTTCTGCAGGAAAATTGATAGCCATTATGCCTGTGCCTCTGTCCATGCTAGACGACCGCTGAATGACGCGGTTGATGACGATAGGTTAGTTACAACGATGGTTAGGGTGTCTGGACCGTCTGGGTAGATTCCAGAGTTAGAGGTTGTACCTCCACCACCAAGAACACAGTTTCCAAGGTCACGAAGGCGGCTCAACTCAATCGAGTCAGTGCCTTGAGACAAGAAACCACCTGTGATTTCACCGCCAGATACAGTCACGTTACCGTTTGAGCGGTAGTCTGCAATCTGAGCTAGAGACGAGTTCGCCGTTCCGGTCTCAGAGAAGTTTGGGGTATTCCAACTAACTGAAGCCGAAGGGACCGCATTCAAATAAGCACGCACTAGGTAGTTCGTACTTGCTGATGTTGTAGTCACACCTAAGCTGTTCATCTTCAATTGCATACGGTTGATAATCTCACGCTGACCAAAGTTAGCGCTAATACCGTTATCTACAGATGGAGCTAGACGAATCGAGAACAGCGCTTTTGAAGCGTTAGCTGGAATCGAAACAGTTCCGGTCTGACCGTAGGTAAAGATAAGAGACGCGTCATCGTCGAAACGGCCATCCATGATTACCGAGGTACCCCAGTGGGAGATAGACGGTGCAAATGAAGGGTACGCCAACTCCACTGAAGTAGGAGCTGTATCTACGTGAGTGTATGTTTGAGCAGTTGCACCCATTGGTGCAAAGATCAAAGTTGGGTTAGATGAAGTGATTGCGGTATTTAGGGTGATTACAGTACCAGCAATGTCTGTAATAAACGCACCGTCTGGAGCTGGGCTAGGCGATGTGCTTGAGAATACTCGCTGACCAACCTGAAGACCGGTTGCACTTGACACAATTCCTGAGTTGGAACCAGATGTCCAGGTAGTAGAAACACCAGTTGCACCAGCGCCACCTCGGGTCAGGCCAGTAAAGGTAGTTGCTGTCTTGCCGGTGTAGTTGACATACTCGTGTAGCAAGTCAGCCTGATTATCTACGGTACTAGGGCGAATAACAAGAGTTCCTGATGAAGGGAACGCAGAAGTATCAAGCACTGTCATTGTGGTGTCAGTGTCTGACAAGCTTGCATCTACACGAGTGGTTGGTGGCAATGTAGAAGACTCGTAGCGAGCTGGAAGGTTTCCAGAGCGCATGTACGCTTCATTGTTGACGTTGTTGTTCTTCATCTTGTGAACGTAGAACACGTTACCGTCTTCACCGCGGAGTCCCCAGCGGATAAAGCCAGCACCGTACCAAGAGTAGTCAATGTAGAACATCTGCATCTTGGTCAAATCAACGGTGTAGCCTGAAGGCCCAGTTCCGTCGCACTTGTCTAGGTTGAACTCCGACTGAGGAACACGGACATCAATAGTTTTTGAAATACTCACGTGAGACGCGCTAGCAGCACGATAAGAAGGTGAGATTGTGAAGTTAGGGGTGGCTGAGATATCATCGACTGCGATTACTCGGTATGACTGTCCGCGGATTACTACATAGTCACCAGGAATTAGCTGACTAGAGTATGCGGTCGGGAACGAAGCACTAGTGCGAGTAACTACGTTAGAGCCATTGGTCACAGTTGAACGTCCAGAAAGCTGCTGAGTAGATGAGCGCTTTACAGCATATAGACCTTGACCATCAAACTCCCAGAACACGCCGTTCTGAGCGTCAAACTGACCTAGTCGGTTAGCTGATCCGTACCAAGAGTTTACGTTTAGGTTTACGATACCCGTAGCTGGTCCAGCAGCAGATGTTTCCATCTCGTATGTAAACGTATTGAAACCAGTAATCTCAGCTACGCTAAATGTTCCATTGTAAGGGGCTTCGTTTGCGCCTGCAACTAGGATAGATGTGCCTGGTTGAATGTTGTGCTGTTCCTTGGTGGTAACAGTAGCAGTGGTTCCAGACGAGGTAATGCCATCGATGGTTGCATATGGCTTAAAGATGGTTCCAGATGAAATCTGAAGGCCCTTACCAGACTGATAACGGAAGTAACGACGAGTCTGACGAATTGCAGCCTCATAGTTTGAGCTTGCGTTAGCAGAGAACAAAACACCACCGTCAAATGCACGGTGCAAGAACTGAGCTTGCGGACGTACATAAACAGATGCATTTGTTGCAGTCAAGCTAGAAGGAGTACCTTCAGTTGGATCAGCGTAGTATACAAAAGTGGTTGGGGTAGAAACTGTTGCCACGCGGTATGAGCCATTTGGTGGGTTGGTTCCAGTGATACCAGTGATAGCAATTGTGTTACCGATTGATAGACCGTGAGGGACTGTAGTAGTTACAGTAACCTTTAGGTCTGAACCTGAAACGCTAATCGTAGGTGCCGCACCAATTTTTGCGTTTGTGTATAGGTTAGCAACATAAATTGCGGTTTTGTTTGGGTCAAGAATATCGGTAACAGTTGTTTTGTTCTGGGCACGACCTAGGTAGGTAAATGTTCCAGTACCACCACCCGACTCAATCAGGAAGTTGCCATTTGCTGCTGCAAGGAATGTGTCCTGCACGTTTACTGCAGTTCCGGTTGCAGGTGCAACACCAGCAATTGCCTGACCTGATGACCAAGTTTCGGTTCCTGTTGTTGAGTTAGCAACTGCAAAGGTTGTGCTGGTTGGAGTCGAGTAGATCAAGTATGTGCCGTTGTAGCCAGAAACTGACGAGCCAGAGATGGTTACGTATTGCCCAGTCGAGAAACCGTGAGCTGATGAGGTTGTGTACTGAACGTATCCAGACACTGGAGTAGATGGGGTGGCTTCTGTAACCGTTGCTGTGGTTGTAGAAAGAGTCACGGTAACTACGCGCGCGTTTGTAGACATGCTGATTGCAGAAACGTTAGGAATTGCAGTTGCTGAAGGCGCTGCAAAAGGGCGGTTGTTAGTTACGGCTAGGTTCTCCCACTTCGACTGCTGAGTACCGTATTCGAAGTCGGTATCAATCAGCGCCTGGGCGGTTGAGGTGCGTAGTTTATTTACCGGATCGGTAAGAACTTCTGTTGGGTTAAAACGGCCATCTGATGCCGGAAACTGTTGAATACTCATTATACTATCTCTACTCCGCTAATGTGAACTTTTACAGACGTTGCTGATGCAAAGCCTCGAATTTTCTTTGGTGTAGCATTTGCGCCTAAAACCTGCTTCATGTCTACAGATATAGTACCGTGACCTGCAACTGGAGTTTCGTCAAAAAGCTCAACGCCATCCAAGAGGATGTTAAAGGTTTGAGCTGATGCACTGGTATTTACTACAACAATGTTGGTTACAACAGTTGTGGTTCCAGTGGTCGGAACTGTGTACAGATCGCCTACGGTTGTGGCGAATGATGCTCTAGCGAGAGCTTTTGTTACTGTAGCCATTAGTTACTACTTTCTTGTTGTGTTATTTGCGTTGTTAGTACGCACCCATGATGACCATTATAGCAGTTGAGTCATCCACTACAGGGGTTACCCAGTCTGCGTCGCCATCGGTGCTTGATGCTTTAGTTAGTACTTGTCCTGTAGATCCGCCTAGAGGAAGCGCTTCACCAGCAGGTCCTGTAGGGCCAGCAGGTCCTTGAGGGCCAGCTTCACCAGAAGTTAGAACCCAGAAGCCGTCATAGAAGGCATAGATTCCAGCTGCTTCGCTGTTAAACCATAGGTCACCCTCAGTTGCTCCAGTTGGAGGAGTTGCAGAAACTGCAAGACTTGCACCGCCACCTTCACCGTTAGAAGCAACGGTGATACGGCCCTTTGCGTCAACTGTGATGTTTGCGTTGGTGTATGAACCAGCGGTCACGCCTGAGGTTGCCAAAGTCGGGTTTGGGTAAGTTCCAGTAAGATCGCCACCAGCGTTACCGCTAGGAGTACGAGAGTTGCTTAGGCGAGAATCTGTAGTGATAACTGCAGTACCAGCAACGTCAGCTGGTTGAATGTTTCCAGAAGATAGAAGACCACCAGCTGATGACTTAACTACACCAGCGGTTAGAGGTACATATACCTCGCCAGTGAAGGTCGGACTATTTGATGGAGCCTTATCATCCAACTGATCTTGAATTGCTGAAGTAACTCCGTTTACGTACGCAAGCTCGACGTTAGAGACGTCTCCGATTGAGGTAGTTGCTGGAAGTACAACAGTTCCGGTAAAAGTAGGGTCAGCAAGAGTTGCTACTACAGCAGCATCGATTGAGATCTCTGAACCATCTTTGACAATTCCAGTTCCAGCAGTGATGTTCTGAGCTGCGCTGAACTGCTCGTAGCTGATGTCATCGGTTCCAATTGCTACAGTTCCTACGTTAGTAACTACGAATCCAGCATTGGTGTATGTAGAACCGCTAGTTACTAGACAGAATGATCCACCGGTTAGTTCGGCGGATGGGCTGTTGTCAGCATCAGTAGCACGAGTAATCACCCATGGGTTGGATCCGTCACCTAGATCCGTAATGGTGTAAATACCATTTTCAATAGGGTCGGTCTGAGCACGAACAAGGATGCGGGCACCAACAGTTACTGTTGCACCGTCAATTGTTCCGATAGCGCCGTTGGTGGCTTTAGTTAGTGTTGCACCTAGTCCAGAAGTACCGTTGTCGTAGGTTCCAGCAAGGTTCGCGACGGTGGCCGCAACTACTGGAGATTTAACTTTAATACCAGTTGCCAAGTTGTCGACGTAAGCTTTAGTTGCTGCTTGCAAATCGGCACTAGGAGCACCAGAAAGAGTGAGTGCTCCAGTTAAGGTGCCACCGCTTAGCGATAGCTTGCCGTCAAGAGCGGTCTGAGTTGCGGTAGACACTGGCTTGTTAGCATCGGCGGTGTTGTCTACGTTACCCAGGCCAACCATGCTCTTCGAGATACCAGCAACTGTGCCTGTAAACGTCGCACCAGAAAGAGATGCCTTGGCATCGATCTGAGTCTGAACTGCAGAGGTCACGCCATCTAGATAGTTCAACTCTGTAGTATCTAGAGTTGCGCCATCAAGAATGTTTAGCTCAGCGGCTGAAGCAGTAACGTCGCTAATGTCTGCGGCTACAACGGTGATTGAATTGTCTGCGGTGTCAATGGTCTTGTTGGTTAGGACCTGAGTGCCAGACAAAGTAGCAACTGTTGAATCGATCTCAATCGCACCTAGCCCGTCAATCTGAAGACCAGCTCCAGTGTCTACAGAGATAGCTGCAGATGCGTCATCGTACACAAGACCGTCGCCTACATTGTTGCCGACTGCATCTTGAGCGCGCTCATTGGTGTAGTAAAGGTTTGTGCCTTCTTCAATGTCCGAAGTGCTTAGTGCGTTGATTGCAGTGTCGGTGTAGCTGTTAGCTGCGGTCTCGGCTGCATCCGCTTTATCCTGAGCACCAGAGGTAGTCTCGAGTAGAGAGGTATCAGCAATACCGTGAACACTTGTAGTGTCAGATGCGTGGGTTGATAGGTCAGTTGATGAAGCCTTAGCGTCAAGTGCAGTTTGGGTGGCACTAGAGATTGGCTTGTTGGCATCTGAAGTATTGTCAACGTTTCCAAGGCCAACCATTGACTTAGTGATACCTGCAACAGTTCCGGTAAAAGTAGGGCTGTTTAGCGCGGCCTTCTGATTGATAAGAACCTGAGTAGCGGTTGATACAGGCTTATTTACGTCAGAGGTGTTGTCAACGTTTCCAAGTCCAACCATTGTCTTGGTAATGCCTGTGACGGTGCCTGTAAAGTCAGCACCAGTTAGCGATGCCTTACCGTCCAACTGAGTCTGAATAGAATCAGTAACTCCTGACACATAGCCAAGCTCGGTGTGGGATGTAGCTAGTCCAGCAAGTTTATTGATGTCGGTAGTGGTGGCTAGAACTCCGTCAAGTACATTTATCTCTGTTGCAGTAGCAGTTACCCCATCAAGAATGTTTAGTTCAGCGGTAGATGCTGTAATTCCATCTAGGGTGTTTATTTCTGTTGCAGTGGCAGTTATCTCACTTAGGGTTGTGAACTGATTTGGCCCTACCTCGAGCACTCCGCCTTGTGTCGCAACTGTTGTGGTAGCGGGCAGAGATACGTTTCCAGTAAATGTAGGGTCTTCTGTCAAAGCTAGAAGACTAGTATCTACAATTCCGTGGATGTTTGTAGTGTCTTGTCTGTGTACGTCCATAGCGTCTACTAGGTCTACTTCATAGACTAGATCGCGTGTGTCGGAGATACCGTGTACGTTAGTGATAGCCTGGACGTGAGAACTTACTTCGGTAGTAAGATTGTCTACCGCAGCTTGAATAGTAGCTACCGCTTGAAAGAACCCTGGGTCATCATCAATAGCTGCAGCAAGCTCATTTAGAGTGTCTAGGGCTGCGGGGGCTGCTCCAATAAGATTTGTTATGGCGGTATCTATTCGAGCCTTAACTGTGTTACCAGTTGTACCATTTACGCTAGGGTCTCCTAGTAGTAAATCAGTATACGCTTTAGCGTCGGTCTCCGCTGTGTCTGCTTTCGACTGAGCACCGGCTGTGGTCTCAAGCAATGAGGTGTCAGCGATGCCGTGAATGTTTGTAGTGTCAGAGGCGTGATTTGAAAGATTAGTTGCAACAGTGCTGAAGAAGCTGGGGTCATCGTTGATTGCAGCAGCTAGTTCGTTGAGTGTGTCTAGAGTGCTTGGTGACAAATCAATAACGCCACCGATAGCAGCTGTAATAGCGGCTGACACTTCGGTAGGGGTCATACCTACATAAGGCAGGGCAGTCCAGACCGCTGACCCGGTGCCAACCTTCATCTTGCCGGTATCGGTCTCGTATGCCAGCTCACCCACTGAGAGGGTAGGGTTGGTCGAGGTCCAGTTAGCCGCTGTTCCGCGACGTACTTGAATTTTAATTGCCATTAGAAGCTACCTTCATTTCCACCGTCTACTATTGAAGTAAATAGCGTGGTGTTATAGAACCCACCATCTATTGTACCAGTAAATTCGGTTGTATTGTATACGCCGCCGTCTCCGGTAATTAAACCAAAGTCAGCAAGAATTTCAGTAAAACTGACGTTTATCCACTTACTAGTAGCTTCGCTATAAAGAAGTGTGTGACCATCAATCGGGTTAGTTATTGTTGTATCTGTCAATTCAGACAGCGCTGAAGCACCACCGCCTTCGTTGTCTACCCACTCGGTGTTGTAGTCGTCGCCATCAACTTTTGCAAGAATTTGACCGCTTGTTCCGCCTACAGGAACCCCTGCGCCAGTTGGGCCAGTTGCTCCTGTAGGACCAGTTGCCCCTGTTGGCCCAGCGGGACCGGTTGGTCCGACACTTCCGACCGAGATATCAATCCAAGCATTGTCATAGTAGACATAGCTCTTGGCGTTAGTGGTGTTAAACCAGGTATCACCCTCGGTAGGGTCTGTTGGTGCAGTTGCTGAAACAGTTGTGCTACCACCGCTGCCCTGAGCAACTACCCAGCTGGTGCCGTTGTGGACATAGATTTTTTGTTCATCTAATTTGTAAAACAGATCGCCAGCAGAGCCTGCCGACGGGAGTGTGTTACCCGACGGTAGGCCAACTGGGGTTAAAAACCTTCTAGACAAGATCGATCCTTATTTAGTCTGAACTTAGCCGACGATTACTACTTGATACTTACCTGCATCTACAGTTGCTGATGCTGGCCACTGAAGGGTGACAGTGTTGGTGTTAGTGCGTTCTACGTCAACTTCCACTGAGTCAAATCCTACAGTGTCGTAGACCTGAACAACTACAGTACGAATACCTAAGTTGTGAGTTACAGTCCAAGTAACTTCACCGCTTGAAACGGTTAGCTCTGGGTTAGCTTCAGTGTATTTGGTGGTTGCACCAAGGTTTGCACGAGCGCCAGCTGCTGTAGAGGATCCAGTACCACCGTCTGCTACTGCAATGTCAGTACCGTTCCATACACCAGTGGTGATGGTTCCTAGGGTGGTAATTGAAGACTGACCAACGTAGGTAGAAGCAATGTCAATGCTGTCAGCGTTTGCGGTAATGCGGTTTGAAGTACCAACTACAGCAATAGTGTTGCCAGTCTTAGTAAGACCGTCGCCTGCTGTAATCTGAGCTGCACCCGAGAACTGTACCCAGTCTTGGTCAGCAAAGCTGGTTAGGTAGGTGTTGCCTTGGGTCCAAGCAGACTGACCGTAAGTGGTGCCTTCTTGAACGAATACGGTTGCACCTTTTAGCTCAGTGTAGGCATCTGCATCTGCTGCACGTGTGAGGGTGTATGTGTTACCGTCGTCCTCATATAAGTAGATACCATTTTCTGCGTCAGTAGACTGAGCGGTAAGCAAGATGCGGTACCCGCTGTGTGTGTCAGTTAGAGCGGTGTGACCATCGATTACTAGGTCACCAGAGTCACCTGTAA